AACGTCATCGAGGGCTACGCCATCGTGTTCGGGCAGGAGTCACGGCTTCTGCTCGACGAGGGCAAGATAGTCCGCGAAATCATCATGCCGGGGGCGGTGACACGTGAGCTCATCGACAAGAGCGACATCACGATGACCCTCTTCCACAACCGTGAGAGCCTCCTCGCCCGCAGCGTGAACGGTGTCGGCACTCTCAGCCTTGACATCGACGACCACGGCGTGAAGTTCGCATTCGTGGTGCCGAACACCCCCGACGGCATGAAAGCCAGGGAACTGGTGAAGAGGCAAGACCTCAGAGGCTGTTCCTTCTCGTACTACAGCCGCCCGTTGAGCGTCGAGTACAAGAGGGAAGGAAAGGAGACCATCCGCATGGTTAACAAGGTCGATTACCTCTCCGAGCTGACCATAGGCAGCCAGCCAGCCTACACGCAGACGAGCGTCAGCCTACGCGAGGGCGTGGAGGAAGCAGAGAAGCCGAAGGAAGAGGAAGCGCCCGTCAACAACTACCGCGAGCAGGTGCGGACCATACGAAAGATTGCAAAATAACAATATTAACCAAAAAACCAGGATTGAATATGTTTAAGGACAAGCAAGTTTCGGTTGAACAGTACATCAACCGCCGCGAGGAAATCAACACTCGCCTCAACGAGATTGCCGACCTCATGGAAGCAGAGAAGCGCGAGGCATCTGCCTCCGAACTCGCAGAGATTGAGAACCTGAAGCGCGAGAAGAGCGTCATCGACCTGAAGATCTCAGGTGCCGACAGCCGTGGCAACGTGACCATCACAGCCCGCGAGCTGGCATTCGACGCTTACCTCCGCAACGTACTCGACAGCAGAACGGTGCAGGAAGAGAACCTGAAGCGCGAGGCTCACTACATCACCACATCCACCACCAACGTCAACGGCATGATTCCCGTGACCATCAACAAGATCACCGAACCCCTTGAGGAAGGCCTCATCCTTGACAAGGTAGGTCTGCCCCTCCTCACTGGTCTGAGCGGTTCCTACCTCTGGCCAGTCGGTGGCAACGCCGTGGAGGCTACCATCGCAGGCGAGGCCGTCGAGCTTCAGGACGCTGAGCTGACCTTCGGCAAGGTGACTCCTGTCCCCACTCGTGTCGGCATCACCGTCAACATCACCCACCAGACCATCACACAGACCGAGGGCGTGGCCTACGAATATGTGATGCGCCAGATTCCACAGACCATCAAGCGCACACTCAACGCCGCAATGTTCAACACCGCAGCCGGCACAACCTACGGAGGAGTGCAGGGCCCATTCCAGGCTCCAGCCGCCGCAACAGGTGGAGCCGCCAGCACAGTGGCAGCACTCAACACCAAGGCCAAGATGAAGGCCTGCTACAAGATCACCGCCGCAGGCTCCATCCCAACCTACGCAGAGCTGAAGGCCCTGAAGGGTGTCGTTCTCGTGAAGGGTGTGCCAGCTGAGCATCTCGCCTACGTGATGGACGCTTACACAGCCTCCGTCCTCGAGGCTACAAGCAAGGACTCAGGTTCTGGCCAGATGATCATTCAGAACGGTACCATCGACGGCATCCCCGTGTACACCACCAACTACATCAACAACGCCACCAAGTGCTACGTGGGCTTCGGTAACTTCGCCTACGAGCCACTCCAGGGCTTCGGTGCCATGCGTTTCGTTGTTGACCCGTATACCGGTGCAACAAAGGATGTGGTTCGCCTGACTCTGAACAGCGACTGGGCAGCTAACTGCCTCAAGCCGGAAGCCTTCGCTGTCATCGAGCTCGCCACTTCATAGCAGTCTTTCAAAGTATCACGTTTTCAAGGGAAGGGAGGACGGACACACCGCCTCCCTTTTTGTTTTCATAGATTATGGCAACATCAGACATCATAACTCGCGCGAAGATTGAGAGCGAGCAGTGGACGCGTGGCATGCGCGGCATGCAGGCAGATCTCGACAAGTTCCGCTCGAAGTCCAAGGGCATGACGAGCGATGGATTGTCCATGAGCAAGATGCTCGGCACCCTCACATCAGGCTTAGGCAAGGTTGCGGGGGCTTTCGGCGTCGGCCTCACCGCCGTGGAGGCATTCAACAGGACCATCGGCGCGAGCGAGCAGCTGACCGATGCGATGGGTGCGACCATGGAGCAGGTCAACTCCGTCGTCGATTCCTTTTTCATCGCCATCGCCAACGCCGACTTCTCCAACTTCATCAACGGGCTCGACGACATCACCCGCCGCGCCCGTGACGCATACAACGCTGTGGATGACCTCGGCACCCTGAAAATGTTCCAGAGCCCTCAGACCGCACGCATCAACGCCGACATAGCTGAGCAGCGTGCTATTCTCCGAAACCCCGACGCCACGTTAGGGCAGAAGGAGGCGGCCAAGGCACGGCTCGAGAAGCTGACAGGCGAGATGTACGACTTGTCGGCCGAATTGCAGCGGTATGCCATAGACGCCTTCAAGAACTCCATCCGCAACAGCATCGGCAAGAACGCCGCTGGTGTGACGGACGCTGACATTGACCGTTTCGTCAAAACGAACCTGTCGAGCATGCAGGCGTTCAACAACATGAAGCGCCGCCTCGCGTTTTATGAAGAACAGATCCGCAAGAACCAGGTGGAGGGAAGCAGGTCGTTCACCACATCGGGCGGTGGAAGCCTGAGCTTTACTGAGTATGTTGACACGGACGAGAGCAAGAGGTGGAAAAACCTCCTTGATTACCGCCTCGCCAAGTCCGCGGCAACCATGTCAGAGACGGAAATCGAGAAAGCATTCCAGTATCTGACAGAGGCAGAGAACGCCCGTGGAAGCGCAGCCAACACCGCCGCCAGCGCATACCGTCTCATGAACACCAAGACAGGGCCAACAGTGCGCACGCCCAAGACCAAGCCTGAGACTGAGGCTGCCGTCCCCGGCTACGTCGGTCTCCCTGACTACGACGCCATCCGCGCGAGGCTGAAAGCAGAGACCGCGAAAGCCTTCAGGGACGGCATGGAGGAAAGCTCGCGCAACATACCTGCCATGCAGATATGGCAGCCCGAACAGTTCCAGGTCTCCGACGATGTGTTGGAGCGCATGCGCCAGAAACAGGAGCTATACGCATCGACCACGGCCAAGGTGCAACAGCTCCAACAGGCTCTCCAATACGCCTCCGAGGCAGAGCGTCCCCTCATCGAGCAGAACATCAACGTCCTGCGAAATATGGCAGAGTACGCTGACCCAGCCGCCGCCAGCATCGAGCGTTTCACCGAGCAGGCAGAAAGCCTGAACGCAGTCGCCAGTGCAATATCCTCAGTCGGTGACGCCTTCGGCAGCATGGGCAACAAGACGATGGCAGCTGTCGGGCGCATATCGGGCTCCATCGCCAGCCTCATCGGTACGTACCTCTCACTCAAGGCCGCCGCTCTGAAAGCAGGCGTGGCCAACGCCGCAGCCCTACCCCCTCCATACAACATCGTCATGATTGCCTCCGTGGTCGCCGCTGTTGCGTCGGCCATGTCAACCATATCGAGCTTCGCACAGGGCGGCATCGTCGGCGGTGCTGATTTCCGTGATGGCATCAGCGCGCGGGTATCGTCAGGAGAGATGATCATCAACGAGGCAGACCAGCGCAGGCTGTTCGACACCATCCACAGCGGTGGTGGCGGTGGTGGCGGTGGCAACAGTTACATCAGCGGCGAGCAGATAGTGACGGTCGTCAACGCTTACGGCAGGAGGACCGGCCGCGGCGAGCTGATTAAGTAAGCGAAACGCCCGAAACTGCCGAATTATAAAAAGCAAAGAAAAATGAGCCTACTCATCGGCACGAACATAAGGGCCACGCTGCTCTCCACCCCTGTCATCACCTCGTTAGTGGGCGAGAGGGTGTTCCCCCTCGCCTACCTCTACTCACAGGGTGAGACGGTGCGCTATCCGTTCATCATCTACGACGGCCTGAACATCAGGGGGGCGCGCACAAAGGACGGAGACATCACCGAGACCACGTCCATCACCGTGACCGCAGTGGCGAAAACCTACGACGAGGCCGTTGACCTTGCCAACAAGGCGCGCCACGTCCTGACCTACCTCACGCCAACCAACACTCCAGACGTGACCATCACAGGCATATCGGCCACAGGTTCCAACGCCTACTACGACGACGCCAACGAGTGCGCCGTGGTGTCCGTGACCTACGACGTTGAGAGCGTCGAGACGGTCGAGTACGATTTCCAACAATAATAAAAAATACGAAAAATGGCAACTTACAAAGCAACCCAACTCCGTGGCCGACAGTTGATGGTCTTCATCAGCAACGGCCAGACCACCCTGCCCGTGGCCCTCTCGACGAACTGCACCATCACCATGAATGCTGAGACAACGGACAGCAAGACCAAGGATGACGGGATCTTCTCCGCCTCCAACATCTCAGGCATCACGTGGGAGATCACGAACGAGAGCCTCCACACCGTTGAGTCACGCACCATCGACTGGACCTATGACGCCCTGTTCGAAAAGATGGCAGAAGCCCAGCCCGTTGATGTCGTGTTCGGCGTGCCGACCAACGCCAACACAACAGGAGTGCCAGAAGCCGGATGGACAAGCCCAGGGACCTACACCGGAAAGGCCCTCATCACCTCTCTCGAACTCAACGGCCCTGTTGACGGTGACGCGACCGTGAGCCTCAGCCTGAGCGGCTACGGCCCGCTGACCAAGGCGTAACATGTTTTTTTCATCTGATGTGAAATCCAGGGGGAGCCTGCCGCAGGGTCGGCTCCCCCTTTCCAAAAAACGACTATTATGCAGGTCAGAATCCTAAAAAAAACATACAACTTCGAGTTCGACAGCCTCCTCGGTCCCCTGTACCTATTCCAGACAACGACAGGGCGTGTGTACGAGGGCGGCAGTGTCTATGACCTCTACATCGTGTTCTACGCCATCCTCCACCTCTGCAACGAGGGGCTGACGCTGACCTTCGACGAGTTCTGCCACGCCCTCAACGACCAGAAGCTCCTGACAAGGATCCAGGACTACTACATCAAGCGGGTGAAGGCACTGAGCGACATTGCCGAAGAAGAGAACGGTGAACAGCCAGAGGACGACGATGATAAAAAAAAAGGCTGACCCCCCGCCAGCTCTACCAGCGCATCGTGGGCGAGGGTGGCTGCCATCCCGCCTACTTTCTGCGTCACATGACATTCGGTGAGGCCTACGACTACATCAAGGGGCAGGACAGACGGAGCAGACAGCAGTGGGAGATGACCCGCATCCTCGCAAAGGTGCTGCACAAGGTCGAGACGGGGAAGAACATGCGGATGGACTTCCCCTGGGACGACGAGAACGAGGAAGACAACGAAGAACGCAAGCCCGCCACTAAGGAGGAGCTTGATGCCCTGAACGACAAGGCGCGGGCGATAGCCAAGGAAATGAGCAAGAACAGACATGACACAGTACGAGATACCATTCAAGAGCGTTGACGGTCGTGACTGCCTCGTTGAGGTCAGTCTCCCCAACTATTCCGTCATCCCCATCCGCCTCACAGGCACGGACAACCCGTTCACCACTTCGCTGGACGACAGTGACGACCTCTTCTCGCCCGTCCGCCGCAGCACTGGCTATATCCGCATCCTCGACACAGGCACCTGCCCCGACATCATCCCCACTTCCCCGAAGCTCAGAGGTGTGAGGCTGACCGTTGACGGAACGCTCATGTGGCAGGGCTGGCTGCGCCCTGAAAGCTACAAATCGTCATGGGACACGATGCCCGTCCTTGAGATACCCATTCAAAGCGGGCTTGGCGTGCTCGACACACTGGAGCTCCCTCAGCAGGATATAACGTTGAGTAACGGCACCGTCCTGCCTGTCACCTACGGCACGGTGCGCATCGCCCGTCTCATCCTCGAGTGCGTCCACCTGATGGGCACGACGGTGGACACTATCGTCTTCCCCGCCACCATCACCTCGACGGACGGATGGGGCGCGCTGGGCTACAGGCTGAGCCGCTGGAACTACTTCGAGCGCAACAACGACACCAACTACGATGACGAAGACTGGAAGCCCCTGGAATCCAAGACCGCCTACGAAGTACTTTCCGACATCTGCACATTCCTTGGCTGGACTTGCCAGGAATGGCACAGCGCATTGTACTTTGTCGAAGTCGGTGCGACCGACTACGCCGCCGTGACCTACGAGCAGCTCATCTCCTACGCCACCGAGGCATCAACTCCAGAGGTGTCGTCCGTCATCCTCCCCACTCCACTTGACCTGTCCACAGATTACAATCTGGCGGGCAGCCGCAACACCATCGAGCGCATGCAGCCTGCCCGGAAGGTGACTATGAGCGTGAGCAGTTCTGACGTGTCCGACCTTCTTGGCATCCGCGAGCAGGAACTGTCCCTACTGTCCTACCATGTGCAGCCGACCTCCACCAGGTACGGCGCGTCAGCCGCAAAGACCTACTTCTCGAAAAACCCGCTCCTCCTCCTGTACTACTACCCCTATGACGGGGCATGGGAGACGGAGGTAGTGAGAGAGGATGCCGGTCCAGTACCAATCGGCAGTGGCGGCCGTGAACGTGTCGGCTCGGTCGGTGTCGTCCCTGGGTGCTACGACAGACAGGAGCTGACCGACGACAAGAAGCGCAACTGGGAGCTCGGTGAGCTCGGCCTCTACTTCAGAAAATCCGCATATTATAACGGCAGCTACTACGCACCGACAGAGGTCCAGGCACTCACCATGCCTGCCGTCATCGTCAAGTCCCCGGGTGTCGCGACCTTCTCGGAGGGCTACATCTGCATCAGCGCGACGGCGAAGAGCAACGGCTACGGCAGGTATGACGCGTCATCGACGCAGAACGGAAGGGGAGACGTGAAGGCGCAACTGAAAATCGGCGACAAGTACTGGAACGGCACGGCGTGGGGAACCTCATCCGCCTACTTCGACATCCATGTCGGCCTCGACGATCCCGACGACCACACGACAGAAGGTGACGGGAAAATCATCAACACCAAGACCCTCCGCATCGATTGCGAGTCTTGTGACGGGCAGGTGATACCCATCACGGGCTACATGTCGGGCGACCTGCTCCTGACCATTCCCTGCCTCGTGCAGGCTACTGGCGACCATGGCAGCGGCAACTACGATGAGCTCGGTCTCATCGACTTCAAGGTGACATACCAGCCGCCCGTGTCCAAGTACTACGAGGACAGCGACACACGCCACTACACAGCCTTCACGGGCTCGGACGGTGAGGTGGTGGAGGTCAAGGCAAGCATCGCAAGCAACAATAACACCCGCCCAGGCTACGGCCTGCTCATGACCGCCAGCAACGTGCCCGTTAAGACGGTGACCTACACCGACAACGAGCAGACACGTCCAGAACTCCGTCTCATCAACCGCATGGCCAGCCACTATTCGGCTGTGCGTGACAAGATAACCGTGGATGTTGACCCCTACCAGGCCGACGGCGCGTCCGTACCGAACACGGACAACCCGCTGACGCTCGTCGGCTACGGCAGCAAGACCTTCGCCATCATCGGACGTGAGGTGAACTGGCGAGACTGGACGCAGACGCTGACCCTCCTCGAGATATAAGCGAAAAAGCGAAAACGGTCGAATAATAAAAAAGCAAATGCCAAAACTACAAGGAAAAGACCTCATCGTGTTCTACCGCACTGGCGAAGAGTACACCACGCTGGCGTACGCTACTCAGTGCGAGCTGGACATCACCGCTGAGACGGTCGAGGTTTCGTCCCCCTACACGGGCAGGTGGCGCACGTACCGCAAGCGCAAGCTCTCGTGGCGCATGACAAACGCAAAGCTGATGTCACGCATGAGCGAGGGCGACCTCACACAGGCCGTCGCCAGCAC